TCAACTCAATTTTTCAAGAGCTGTTTCATAAATTGAAGCTGTTTCTTTTGCTTTGTCGGGTGCAAGGTGACTGTATGTGTCTATTGTCATACCTATCTTCGCATGACCGAGCCTGTGTTGTATCTCTTTGTAATCTGCTCCAGCATTTAGCAATAGACTTGCATGAGTATGACGGAAAGCGTGAAACCCTGTAAGATCTATACCAGCATTCTTATAGTGAGCATTCAACTCTTTCGCTATATTAGTTCTTGCTCTATATCCTCCAACTGATGAAGCAAAAACAATCTCTGTAGATAAGCCTTGTTTCCGATACAGCACTCTTTGTCTATTTTGCCACTGTTTAAGCATAAGCATAGTACGATTAGACACTGATATATCACGTATACCGCTTTCTGATTTCGGGCTATCTTGAACTTTCCCCGCTCTATCTACCGTCTTGTTAACATGAATAATGTTACTATCATAATCAATATCAGACCAATTGAGAGCTAAAGCCTCGCCAATACGCAAGCCGGTATCAAGCAACAGTTTATACAATGTGATTGAAAAGATATTTTTATCTGTCTGTTCTAAGTTATCAAGATAAGTAAGGAACTTCTTCAGTTGCTTATCATCCAAGTTTTTTATCTTCTTCTGCGCTCTTGTCTTTAATCGAGGAGCTATTACCATGCGAGCTGGATTACTTGATATAACCCCTAATTGAAAGCCGTAGTCTAAAATACGCTTAATTGTATTAAGCAGTAACTTATAATCTCTACATGACCCTGTAGGACGTCTACCTTTGTTCAGTGAAGCTGTATTAGCTTTCTTAGCCCAGTTGTTAACAATAGACTGTAAGAGTGGTGCTGTTATTTTCTCAACCTTATAATCGCCCAAAGCAGGGATAATGTAGAGCTTGAAATATGATCTCATCATTGCTTGACTATTTGTTTTTACTGTAAGCAAATAATCATCAAGCCAAGCCATAGCTAAAGCCTCAAAATTTCCAAATTCTACTTTTTCCCTAAGCACAGTCTTGCCATTCTTCTCGAATTCTGCTATCTTTAAGTCAGAAAGAGTTTTTAGAGCTTTCTTCGTCTTTGCGGTAATATAGGTTTTAACCTTTTTCCCTGTAAGACTATCTACTCCAAGATAAACGGCAGTACGGTAAACAACTGTACCGTCTTTTTTTGTAATTTCATTTATTTTCATATTAAACCTCTTTTCTTTTGTACTAATGCCAGGCAAGGACTTATACAAGAAAAGAAAGTTATATATTCTATAAATTTGTTACCAGCTTTTAACGTGGTTCAGTATTGCACGTAAGATATAGAGTCATATTTTCGTAAAATATGTTAACTTTTATTTTTAGGAATACAGTAATTATAACTAATTCCTTTCAACAAAATGTAGTGAGTTGAAAAAAGAAAAACCAGCTATTTCTAGCTGGCTGTCTTGTAGATTCCCTTACCTTACGCACGCGTGAAGGCATAGAGCGGAGACTAGGCTCCCTTTCGTTATTTATATAATAACTTTATTCATCAAGAAAGTCAACTAATTTTACTAAAACATCATATTTTTCTTTTAACTTTGGTACATTTTCATAGTATTTTTTATTTCGTAAACAGCGTTCCAAAAGCTCTTTTCCTGCTTTATGATAATGCTTTATTACCTCTTTTGAACCATACGTCTTCAGCAAAGAAAATAAAGCTATTAAGTCGTTAACTTTAGCATACTGATATTTTTCTTTGGTAATTCCTATTTCATCCGCCAAAGATTTGACACCAGCAGGGTTATTTTCAACTTTGTACAGTTCATTAAACCATTCGATAAGAAAAACACTATTATGAGCACAGGCGTTTCTTATATTTCGAGTACTTCCACCTAACTGACTGGCTTTTTTCAATGTTTTGGGATTATATTTTCTTAAATACAGATTGACCAGGTCAAGCAAAGCTGAGTAATCTGTATGTTCCATGAAAACCCAGACAGAAAGTTCGTCTTTACGTTTATGGTACATATCTTTTTGATAGCGAGTTTTCTTAAAATATCGCATTGTTTTGTTATAAGAATACTCATTTTTTAGCTTAAACTCTTGAACGATAGTATAGCCATCTTCTTTTTGGTTAGCATTAAAAAGCCGAGAAAGTTCCGTTTTTATAAAATGTTCAGTAGATAATGAAATTTCTAAAAGGTAGTTTCTAATATGCATATCAATACTAGCTAGATCTACCAGATAAGAAAAATCAAGATTAATATATTTACCATCCACCTTGTCAAAGTTTTTTCTAAAAGCAGTCAATTTGTAGTAGTAATTTCTTGTCTCAAGAATCTCTAGCACTTCTTCCTTGTTATGGTGTTTAAAAGTCATACCACGACACTCCATATTATCGTAGAGCTTTGGTAATGGTAATTTTGCTTTCATCGATTCCTTTCATTTTACATTATTGCCTTTCAGGCGCTTTTTATTGTGCAAACTAATTTAAAGTAGAGTTATTATTTCTCCAAATATGCCGTAAGTATAAGGATAAATAGTAAAGTTATAAATTAAATCTGGTAATTTTTTATATAAATCGTCTATTTTAGGTGAACGCTTTTCAGACATAGACTTTATAGCTAGAGTTCTTTCTAAGCGTCTTATCACTACAACAATATATTCTCCCTGTTCTATTAAATCTTTTGCTTTAGTAATTACTCTACGTTCTTCTGTAGTTATATCTTCGCTTAAAACAAAGTTATAGAGTAAATTTAGAAATTCTTTTTTATCCTGTTCATATTGTTGTGATTGTTTCATAAATTCCTCCACTTTCTCTTATTTTTTAAATTAAAGAAATGACCCATAAAACAGCTTTCCATGGATTAAGCACTTTTACAAATGTAATGTATAAATCATTTTTTAATTCATGTATAAAACTATTGACAAAGGATTTGTTCTTGCATATTTTTGCATAAGTTGCCTTATAGAGATCTAATAACAACACGAGAACAAATATTGCAATATACATTGCTAACGCCCCCTTTATAATAAGTAACAAAAAATTAAATAGAGTATTCATAATATCCTCCTTTAGGTGTTAAGAAATGTTAAGGTTTAAAACTATATAGGGGGTATATACCTCACACCCTCCCATCTTGTACTTCACGCCGTCACTGTACATTTTTTCTCGTGCGATATTTTCAACATGACAAAAAGTGACACCTATTTACTTTTTAACCACTAGAAAGCTCTTACTATATATTTATAAATGGATATGTTATAATATAAGTGAGAGCTAATGACTCTCTGGGGTCCATAAGTGTGTGGACGGAGCGCCTTTATAGGCGTTTTTTTATTTTGGAAATTTTTTAAAGCCACGTCCTGTATAGAATGGATGTCCAGCTAGCTTAGACTCCAGACATTCAAAAGCTAAATCTTTTTCTTGGGTTCTCCCAAATTTAAATATAGGATAACAATACAAATCTGCAAGTTCTAATATCCAATATGATTTTAGTTTGTTAGATTCTTCCTCCCATTTGCCATTAAAATAAACCCCCTCAATGAAAGAAAAATTAGATTTATCTACGTATTCTGTACCATTATCTATCATTTCAATAATATGTTTTAAAAGCTTTTTATCTTCTTTCTTCCCTCTTGACTCTAAAACGATAACAGCCTTTGCATTACCGACCTCAAAAGAAACACGCTCCAGTAGAAAAGTTAGTGATAAATCATAAGGGTTATAAGGTGTTGGATATCGTTTTATTAAAGATAATTTATTAATATGACTAGAAAAAAGTTTTACATTTACACCAGTCATTACTTCAGATAACTCGGTGATAAATGATTTGTGGATATCAAGTGTTTCGAAGTCAAAAGCATTTTTTCTTCTTCTTATTTCAGTAGAGTGAAAACATACTCTACGCTTTTCACCATTATATTCTGAACACCCTTCAGGCCAAAATTTATTTTTTATACCCATAACCATATCTTGAGACTCAATAAAACGAGAAGTCTTCATTAAGCATGCTGTTACATTAAAGTGAATATTGTTTTCATCGCACTTTTCTTCGTTACCTGCTTTAACAACCTTTTGAACATACTTTAAATCAGGACTACCACTTTCATCTATTGCAATTATCCAGGGGATCTCAGCTTTAATTTCAGATATATGTTTAGGTCTATTTCTCCAACTTGCCATTTACTACATTTTTCTTTCTATTTACTTTTGCACCTTTGGTGCTTTTTTTATTAACTTTACTTCTTTAACAATATGGTTATGATACTACTAAATCACTTGTACCTTTTGAAGCGCCTTTGAATAGTGTCTTGCAATAGCCCTCTAAAAAATTCTTTTCGCTTTTCGTTAAGCCATCCACTGCCGTGGTATAAGTTTGCCTTTCTAATTTCCTGTACTAAATGCTTATCGGGTAGTCGATTTTCGTTAATATCAATAATTTTACGGGTTTCTTTCATAATTTAGTTTTATCCCACTAACTCAAACCAACACAGTTCAAAGAGTAAGGCTTTCGCCTCATCATAGGCGTTATGATGATAGCCGTAATAGTCTAATATGAGTTTAAAAATTCCAATAGAAGGTAATTTCATCTTTTTCCATTTTTATTTTTTTAACTAGCATTGTAAGAATTTTTTCCTGTGTTTTAACATCATAATCTTTAAATTTTCTATTTTTAATTTTTTCTTGAAAATCGATAAATTCTAACTCAGAAAGGTTATTTTTGTATTTTTCTTCCCAAATTTCACGCCCATTTTCTGAATTTAACTTGAGTGAGTCAATTGATTCTCCTAATTTTTCAAGTATAAAATCTCTATGATTAATAAATGAAGTAATACTATCTGTGAGGACTGGGACACCATATATTGACAACTTCTCATGTTCTATTTTAGATGGAGGTAAAGGGAGATGAGTTTCTTTTTTATAGGAAGAATCAGTTTTTTCATCATACGTACGAAAACCCTCAATATGAGCACTGGTTTCTGTAGTGCTTGTTAATTCTTCATCTAAAAAATCGCTTAATTTTAGTGAATCAACTACCTCAGGTTCTGATGGATTCCATGTGGGCATTTCATTGCCTAATAAGTAAACTTTTGGTACATCAAAAAACTTTGCTAATGTTGCTAATTTTTCATATTTAGGATTTACACCTCTAGTTTCGTAACTTGCTAATGTTGATTTTTTTATGTTTGTTTTATCAGCAAGGTCTTGAAGAGATAACCCCTTTTTTTCTCTAAGCTCTCGAATTCTATTTTTCTTAGCCATATTACCCTCTCTTATATAATGAAATTATATCACACTAAAAGGGGCTTTGTATAATTTTTTACACAAAACTCTTGACTTGTGTAACTTTTTAAACTATAATATCCTTGTGTTTAAAAAGTTACACAGAAGGAGGTAATAATATCAATACAATAACAGAAGATATAGCTAAAGCTATTAGACGAAAAAGAGCTGATTTATCACTTACAAAAAAAGAGACTTGTAAAGCTATTGGAATTTCGTTTACCACATATAAAAGATTAGAACAAGGCAATTATATGGTCAAGAATAATATTTATCAAAAAATAACTCAATGGCTCGCTAAGGATTATTGAAATAGAAAATTTAATGCCAATCATGAAAGAAAAAAATAGTAATCATAAAGAGAATGAACACAGCAATACGTGCATAACGGTTGCAAGGTGTGGGTATGCCACGTAGACCCCGAGGCAAGTATCTTTGATGATTACAGCCCAGCAGGCTATAAATGCTTTGTCCTAACAGAAAACATCTACTCGCATAATCGTGCTAGAAATGAGGAAAAATGAACCTAATTAAAGTCAATCAAGAGCTATTTAATGGCATTATTTGTGATGTTTGGCGAAATGATAATCATGAAATTTTTATGACGACTGAACAACTCGCTCAATGTATTGGATATCAAACCCGCTACGGAGTCACGAAGCTAGTACAAAAGAATAAATATCTCAAAAATAGAGAGTTTTCAGTTAGTGCCAAATTGGCACACGGTAACGGTAAAAGTTATCAAACTCGACTCTTCACATTTGAGGGAATTAAAGAAGTATTATTCCTTGCCCCCAAAAGTGAAACTGCTAGAAAGTTTCGTGCTTGGACACGTAGTGTATTAACCGCTTATTTCAAAGGTGAATTAGTCAAAGCCGAAGAAATGGCAAAAGCTACTGTAACAAGACGCACCATGACAGAGGCAATCAACGAAAGTCCTCACTTTGAGCAAAAATATCATATTATTTTCTCTAATCTTCTCGCTAAATTAGTCAGCAACGGCAAATATAACAGTGTTGTAGGCATGAGAAAAGCCCTAGGAAGACCTAAGGCAAAATTGAAACAAATGTTAGATAGTCCGCAAGACCTTAAAAATTTGCAGAAATACGAGACTAGTATTACTAACTTACTCGATTTAGGATTTGATTACCACGAAATCGCAGAATTTTTAACAACAAAAAAACTGTCCGAAAGTTTGGCGACCGAAGACAGCTTATAAAAAGATATTAGACAGAAAGGCTCTAGTAAAGCTTTTCTGCTCTAATTATAACAAATTGGAGGATAAAAAGAAATGAATAAAACAATAGATGTATTATATCCCACTCATGGAATACAGGCAGGCGCACAGGCTCAGTTTAACCCTTATACCCATACATGGACGGTATGGACAAACCTAGGCACTTGTCGCACGTTTAACACAGTTACTGCATTTGCTAGATATATGAATGAGGTGTAAAGATATGACAAAAGCAGATTATAGCGACATCATAAAGAAAAACGAAGCCGTGATGAAATTTAGAAAGTTCGGCAAAAGCCCTAACGGAAAAATAAAAATTATATTCATGAAAAATTCTGTAATTATGAAAACCTCCGAAAAGGGATTCATGATCAATAAAGCGGGCTTGCCTGTGAAAATGACTGTTAGAAATGGCTTTATTGAGCATTGCCAAGTTAAGCAAGAAATAAAACAAGCTCATAAAAATTTATATTCGCCAGAAGGTTTGTATTTATTAGCTAAACTTATCGAAAAAGATATACGAGAAATGAAACCTAATCTGTTATGGAGTGAACAGTATAGATATTTTGCTTATGAAGACATCTATCAAATCGCCTTTAGTCGTGGTGTCAGACAGGAACGACAACGAAGAAAGCAACGGGACAATATCGGTGCACTAACAGGAAATAATATAGCAGACTTAGCCCAAGCTTTGCACATTGATATAAGCAAACTCTATACTGCAGTACTTGAACTCACAGCAAGTAGGAAGGAGGAATAATATGAAATTCAAAAAAACGGAAGTTTTTTATGAACCTCAACTCCTTTCATGGCTTATCAAATTAAATATCGGAGATAAGAAAATTCCCTTGTTTGAAAGTATTTTTGGAATTGAGAGAGGAGTAGTAATTAATCCGATGAAACGTCCACGATTTAAGTACTACTTAACTAAAGGGGGGCGACAATGAACATCTTCGATAAAGAATTTATAAAATCCTTAGCGAGAGAAATTACACGTCCGATACTTGAAACCATACAAGACTTTATAAAACGACAGGACAATAACGAACACTCTCAAACAGGACTTATACCCCAAGATGTTGTATTAAAAGAATTAGACATTGACTGGGGAACTTTGAAAACCTGGCGGAAAAAAGGCTTGAAAAAATACGAGCCACCGATTGAAAAAACGCGAAAAGTTTATTACGACAAAGACGAGATACGCAAATTCCTATCATTAAAATAAAAGTCAGGCAAGGACTTATACAAGAAAAGAATAAAAAGTAAGTACAGAAAACACACGACAAAAACTATCGTATTATGGCAAATTTGGCGCTTGTCATTGTTAGGCGGTAAATAATACTAGATACATTCTAGAAATCTGTGACGGTCGATAATGAGCGTCAAGGTAGTTCAAAAATACAGGATAAGGAATAAGTGGACTAATGTCAAATATTTAGACACAAAATGAGCTATATTTTTGGAAAGTCAACGAAAAACTAGACACGGAGTTAAGAGAATTTAAGAATTATATTTTTCAAAGTCTTTTGGAGACTTGTAATCAAGACCTGAATGCATCCTTTTTGTATTGTAATAGGTCTCAATGTATTTAAATATTTCTTGAGTAGCCTCAGCTCTTGTCTCAAAATGAGCATCATTAATAAGCTCCCTCTTTAGCGTCTTATAAAAAGACTCCATCATTGCATTGTCATAGGGATTTCCTTTACGACTCATGCTAGATTGAGCACCGACTTGACGAAGAGTAGATTGATAACGAGAGCTTGTATATTGACTCCCTTGATCAGTATGGACAATCAAGCCAGGCTGAGGATGTTCTTTCCCACAAGCTTGTAAGAAGCAATCCCTCACCAGTTTATCTTGCATCCGTGAAGACATTGACCAGCCTACAATCTTACGTGAAAAAACGTCGATATTCACGGCTAAGTATAAGGTGCCTTCTTTGGTAGGGATATAGGTCATGTCTCCCAGCCATACTTTATTAGGAGCTGTTGCTTTAAAGATCTGATTAATTAAATTGGGTCTTGAAAGCGAAGCTCCTTTTCTGTTGTAATGTTTATATTTATAACGGCTTCCCTTGGCATAAAGTCCCATCAAGTGCATCAGTTTTCCAACACGTTTCGTGTTGGTCATAATACCAGTATTATGAAGTACCTTGGTAATTCTAACCGCACCATAGCGTCCCTTATGCTCATGAAAGACAGCTTTTATCTTCTCTGAGAGAATTTCTCTCTCCACTTGTTGTTTTGAAGGACGACGATGCATGTATTCATAGAAACCTGAGCGAGAAACCTTAAGAACTTTTACTGCATGCTTAATTTTTATCTTCCCATGATGTTTCAAGAGAAATTCAAAACGTTTCTTCTTGCCATAATAAACCTTTCCACGATTTCTCTTAACTTTGTGTCTAGTTTATTATAACCTTTCCATTATAACACACAATTTTCTGTCCACTTTTATAGTATAGCTCCACTCTTAAGAGCCTTTTACAAAATGGACATCAAGATATAATAATTGAATTATTAAAGGAATTTAAAAAGAACGCTATAATTTTAAAAGAAAAACAATTGGATAGTTTGAATTCTGACGTTAATAAACTAAAAGAAGATACTCAAATGAAGGAATAACATGACTCTGATAATAAATGGTTGCATAACTTGTTAAATCACAAAAGAGTGTGATTTAACGTTTTTAAAGTATAGAGGACTAGTGCAACTTACAAAGCTAAAGAACTCCTAAAATTTCTAGACTTTTTTCAAAAAATATTGCTTTAAAAGATAGAGTTTAAAAATGTGCGGTTATCGTTTGATTCGCATATTTCAGTTTTGATATAATGTGGATACCAAGCTCGTTCAATCCAGATGATCAAATCAAATTATAACTTTCTTTCTAGTAGTAGAGTTTTGTAGCTCTCTTGTTCGGGCCAAGAGGGCTTTTTTTTACTTTTCAAACTTTAAATAATTTTATATAATAAAAATGTCAAACTTACTCCAAAAATAAATGCTAAAAATTACTATTCTTTTGCGTATTTTAACACAATCAAGTTTGGTACTCCCCCGTTACTGGAGGGAGTTTATTTATTTCTTACCAACAAAAAATCAATTTGGTAAAATATTTTTGTATCTAATGAGATACCCCTTGTTTATGATGTTCTCCCCAGTGTGGGGAGTTTTTTTATAAAAGTAAATTTTTGCGATTTAGGCTTGAAAAATATTTAGAAGTGATGATAAAATACTTGTGTCGTATTTGCAAGCGATGAGTATTTTACTCATAACATTAGAGCTTCATGGGGTTGTGAAGCTCTTTTTGTTTAACACTTTACTTCTGGGAATTGAATTTGATAAAATGAATTTACCAAACTCAGTTTAAATAAAAATATGACCAAATCAAAAAACAATCTTTGCTATATTTGAGTTTGACTATTCTTCCTCGTATAGAGGGAGTGAGCTCTCTTAGCTCAGCTGGTAGAGCACTTCATTCGTAATGAAGAGGTCACAAGTTCAAGCCTTGTAGAGAGCATAGAAAAATGAAATTTAACTTGAAAATAATGAATGAGATTTGTTATAATTTTCTCGTCAGGCGTTGATTAAAAAATTACCTTAATTCCTTGTATAATGTCTGATGAAGTAAGACTCTTTTTATTAGTGAAGGAGTCTTTTTTTGAACAAATTACAGTATTGAATTGAATATTAAAAATGGCTATGCTAAAATAAACCTGTTCCTGGTAATACTAGGCAATATTTTTTCATAACCTTATTTTAATCAGAATCTCTCATATCAAAGTATGAGAGATTTTTGTTAAAAATAGATAGGGAATAAGGAAAGTTCATAACGATACAGTATAGAGTAGAGGAACTAATCTAAAACAACAGTATTTTAAAGAAAAAACTATCATTTATTATAGGATTATTTGAATTTTAAAAACTATAATGTTAGGATAATTATTGAAAAATGTTTAAGAGGTAAGTCATGATTACTCTGTATTATGGAACAAGTGATATATCGAGTAAACGAGCGAAGAGATGGTTTGAAGAAACTGGAATTGAAGTCCAGATGAAAAAAATAAAAGAGATGTCTAAAGAAGACCTTTCTCAAATTCTATTTCTATCTGAAGAGGGTTTTTCAGATATTTTGAAAAATAATATCAGAATGAATAGTCAGACTGAGGAGTTGTTGAGAAAATGTAAAGCATTGAGCTTTAATGAAGCTCTTGCCTTTCTTTTAGAACATCGAGAATTATTACGACTTCCCCTTATTTTTGATACGCATAGATTAATGATAGGATTTAATGACGACGAGATACGCCAATTTATTCCCCAAAGCTATCGCAGAATGAAATTGAAAAGTGTACTATTGGAATAATTTGTATTTGATGATAAAAAAGCAAAGTGTGGGTCAAAAATCTGCACTTTGCTTTTTTGTTGTCCGAAGAACGGAAATCCGTTTTTCGGTACCCGAAGGACTGAAATTCCGCTCTTCGGGTTTTCCAGCGGTCGGAAATCTGTCCTTTACTAAAATAAAAACACTAACAAAAATAAAAACTTATAAGAAGAGATGAAAAATTAAAAGCGAAACAAAAATTTTTTTGATGAAAAAAATCTCCTGCCTATAATAATAGGGATATTATTTTTAGAAATGAGAATTACAATGTCATTTAGCGAAGAAACTTTTCAAATAGAAATAAGAGAACTGTATATTCAAAAGTTTATCAAAAAGATGAAACAAGTTGATCGTGAACAGGGGGCTCTATTAGAAAAAGAAGGTTGGTTTTATAAGGAAACGGCAGAGCGGCGTGTCATGTTCACTTTTGGAGAAGTTGTCCTTGTGAGAAGGTGCTATGTTAAAAAAGGAAAACGCCGTTATCCTGTGGATGAATATCTTGGTTTAGAGCCTTATAGCCGATACTCTAAAGAACTCCTTTACAAAATAGCTGTTACAGCTGTTGATTTAACGTGTAGAAAAGCCGCTGCGCATTTCAAAGAACTTCTTCAGCTGGATATCAGTAAAGATACGGTGTGTAAGGCTCGTAAACTAGCGACTCAACTTTATAAAGAACGTGAAGATTATCGCTTTTTTGACGAAGAAGAATTTATCAAGAAGGAGGTTAAAGTACTTTATATAGAAGGTGACGGTCTTCTTTTAAGTACCCCAGAAGCCAATGATAAGAAAAAGAAAACAGATTTTTCACACTTTCTTATCCATGAGGGACTTGAAAAAGAATATGGGAAGCGTCAGAAAACGGTTCATCACCATGAAATATGGTCAACCAGCAATAAAGCGGCCAGAGAAAAAGTGATGGATTATCTGTACAATCATTATGAAATCACAAAGGATACACTCCTCATTACCAATTCAGATATGGGACATGGCTATACTCCTTATGTGTTTGATGAAATCGCTAAAACCTTTTCTTGCCAACATGTTCATTTTTGGGACAAATACCATCTTCGAAAAGAAATTTCAAAAATGATGAAACCTTTTCCTTTAACTTTTGAGGAAGGGCTTTTTCAGGCTATCGCACAACATGATAAGAAAGCCGTAAAAGAGATATTGAATAGAGCCTCTGCACTTATTCCTGAAAAAGAGGAATCCTTTGGGGAAAGTTTTGTGACATTTTCTCGAAAGTTATTAAGAAATTTTGCCTATACGAAATCTCCAGAAAGCCGTGGTTTGTCTTCTGCCGGTATTGGTATCATGGAAAGTAACCATACGAAACTGTCATATCGTATGAAAAAACAAGCACGACATTGGTCCGTGGAGGGTGCACTTATCATGGGACAAATGATTCTTGATAAAGCGGAAGGTAAACTTCATGATCTTTTCTTTGGAGACTGGCGAGAAAAGTATGCAAAATATAAAGATTTAGATTGTTTAAGTGTCCAACAATTTTTAAAAAGAGGAGAGCGCTCATCTGGAATTAGACAGGTGAAGCAAGCCAATAAATCGGGACGAGCAAGGTATTTTTAAGCGATCCATAAAGAGAAAAAAGTAATAAAAAACAGCCTTTTTGCTTAAAAAGGTTGCATTTTTGTGTGCACTTTAGTATAATTAGGGTATAGAATAAATCAAGAAAAAAGCCCCGAGCGGGCAACTCGAGGCATGTGATTAAAGCAAATCGGACTTGCGATAATCAACTTTGATTATTTTACACCAAAAGAAGTAAAAAATCAAGGCTGAAATTTGCGAGGGGGAAAGCAGATTTCAGTCTTTTTCTGTTCTAGTTAGAGAAACTTTGATATTTTTTTGAGCACGAAAAATATAGACACGTACTGATTCACTTGTCATGTTGACAGTTTTTAATAATTTTGCTAAAATAGTAAAGTTGAATATAGCAGTCAGCTAGAAAACTCGTCAACATTTCCCTTGTTACGAAGTAACCGAAGCTGTAAGGCGAAAGTGAAATGCACGAATTCGAGGCTGTCAATATTCTTCAAAAAAATTTGAAGGAGACATTAACATGTCACGTTATACTGGTCCATCTTGGAAACAATCACGCCGTCTCGGCATCTCACTTACAGGTTCTGGTAAAGAACTTGCACGTCGTAACTACGTACCTGGTCAACACGGCCCTAACAACCGTTCAAAACTTTCTGAATACGGTTTGCAATTGGCTGAAAAACAAAAACTCCGTTTCACTTACGGTGTTTCTGAACGTCAATTCCGTAACTTGTTTGTAGCAGCTACACGTGTTAAAGAAGGAACTCTTGGTTTCAACTTCATGACTTTGCTTGAACAACGTTTGGATAACGTTGTATTCCGTCTTGGTCTTGCAACTACACGTCGTCAAGCACGTCAATTCGTAAACCACGGTCACATCCTCGTTGATGGTAAACGCGTTGATATTCCATCATACCGCGTAGCACCTGGTCAAGTTATTTCAGTTCGTGAAAAATCTATGAAAGTTCCTGCAATCCTTGAAGCTGTTGAAGCAACTAAAGGACGTCCAAACTTCGTATCATTCGATGCTGATAAACTTGAAGGTTCACTCGTTCGTCTTCCAGAACGCGATGAAATCAACACAGAAATCAACGAAGCACTTATCGTCGAATTCTACAACAAAATGATGTGATTTTTGGTCTGATTATATCAGACAACATCAGAATAACCTTGCTGTTGAGCCATTCTTAATTTTTTGAGTATGACTATATTCGACTACATTTGAGTGAAAGGTTCATAAAAAGTGTCATAAATTTTTGCTAGGCAAGGTGGCTGTATATCATAGATATACGGCTTTTTTTCTTTTCTCAAAAAAAGCCTGCTGGAACAGGCTTTTTTCTATCTAAATTATAACATACACGCATTTCTGCGATTTTTATTTTGTAAGATTATTATATCAGATACTAGTATTCATTTCTTGTAATATTCTTTAGCCAACTTCTTAACTTCTCGAATAGGATCAGCGCACAAGCGATAAACTTTGTTATAAGTTAGTCCTGTTTGTTCTGCAACTTTTTGGATCTCTAACTCATTCACAAACCTAAGTTTCATAAGCTCCAGTACTTGGTCACTTAAAGGATTAAATATATCGTCCAGCTTGTTGATCATCTGTTTGTTTTTCTTAATATTCGTATTATCTCCACCGAAGCGCTCGACAAACTTTTCTGCTCGACTGGTAGACTCTTGTATGAAACCCAGTAAATAGAAACGTATTAAAAATTTGTAATTACTCATGGTGCAATCTCTCCTTGATATTAAATTTAGTGACTTAGTACATTTTTTTATATTTTTTGTACTAAAAATCTTCTTTTTAACTTTTTTGTAAGATAGTTGCTATTATGCTTTGTAAAGCGATTTTTTGTGTTTTTCATACTCAATAACAACTTTGAAGTGAATTTCTTTAAAATCTTGAGTTACTGGGGCTACAACTGGAATTCGTTAATATTTTTTACTGCTTCACACCCCCTTTACTTTTTAAAATGTTGTGCAACTTTATTCGTGACTCCTCCTACCCTATCCTCCAACGAAAAAATTTTTTTTATTTTGGATAGGGGGGGTTAGTAAAAAAGAATAACGAAAAGTTATTCCTTTTTATTTAATGTTGATGAATTAACTTGTCAATTTGTGATAATAGAAATTGTTTTTTATTTCCTTTCATAACGCTTGTAAGAGGATATAACGGTTTGTTTGTCAGACTAATCTCTACCAGGTTAGCTTTATAGATTGAGAGAATATTTTTTCCATCTATTTTTTCATAGACATATTCAATCGGATTAAAACCAATAGAAACTCCTGTTATCTCAAGACTAAGTACTTTCAAAAATGTAGTTATCCCTAAACTATCTTCTTTTACTTGTAGTTGGAACTTAAGCCCTGTGTCATCTTCTAGAAGTATCAGACTATAACCACTGGCCTTCCCTATCTCTTGTGAAAAGTCATGGTCAATCAATGCTAACTGATTGTTATTGTTCAGAGAATCTTTAAAAGCATTAGGGCTTATCTTTTCGTAATAAGGTTCATTCAGTACATTATAAAATGGATCATCTTCCTTGTCTATAATGCTAGAGAGAGTATTCCACCTTACTGCATAACCACTTAATATAAGCATATAACAATTATAGTTTTTCTAGTGATGAGTCAATCTGCTTAAGTAGTTTCACCCTTGAAATAGCTGTGCTACGTTTCTTATAGGTAGAGAAATTGCGATTGTTTATTTTTTTTATACGTCTGAGAAGCTTTACTCTCGTTTGAACATTTTTCCCCATTTCTTCTTGATTTGAACCGAATTCTTTTCTCACTGTCTGATTAAGATATAAATTATTTTTGGTCATCCTATTCCTTTCTATATCTACTAGGTTATCCTTTAATCAGTTTATGCTCTGTACAAAACTGCCCTATACGATGATTAATATCCATTCTTTTACGGCTAAGATCATCAGTCATCCTTGTCTTATTTCTCCAGAGTTCGTCATACTCTGCCATTAATTTATCAAATTCTTTTTTATCTTCTTTGCTTAATTTATTTACTGCATCTTGATTTAACATCTATTTCTCCTTTTTTCTCTGTGTCCTTATATGGTAAATATATAGTATAATCGGAAGTTGCTTAACAAGCTGTAACTCCTTTTACTTTCTGTATTTATAGCCGTTTAATAAAAATCATTAAAACAGGCTATTTTGTTGGTTGTCTTATATAACACATTGCTTTATTTATCAAAGAGCGAAATTTCTCCGCCTTTGTCCTCTCCGTCATACCTCACTCCAGTTTTATGCTTACGTTGCAAGGGTCTTGCTCTAAAACCTAAGAAAGTATTATTTGCATTGTATGGGTCTCGTTTATCTATATGTTCTTGTGGCAAAAACTCAAACTCTTTAGAAAGTTGTTCCATACCTGGGCTTGATATTCCTGCGATAAAATCACAGACCTTAATTATCTTGTCTATAGTTATTCCTCCACTTTACCCATGACACCTAAACTGTGGAGCTATACTATAAAAGTGGACAGAAAATTGTGTGTTATAATCTGTCTATTAAGACACAAAAATGAAAGGACTCACTCTTTCAGTCGAAGGGGATACCCTTATCATAATGCCAGTCTTGAATCTTGGCATGGACATTTAAAAAGAGAGTGGGTGTATCAATTTAAATATAAGAACTTTGAAGAAGCCTATCAGAGTATTTTCTGGTACATCGAAGCCTTTTATAATTCAAAACGAATCCATCAAAGTTTAGGGTATCTTACACCTAATCAATTTGAAAAGGTAAGTGCTTAAAATAAATAGATTAAAATTCTACGTTTGTTACTCTAAAAACTTGACTTAACGTCATTTACATTAGTAAATATTTTGGTATAACAAATAATAAGGTGTCTAGAATATTTTCTAGACACCTTATTATTTGTTCTGAAATTAATTAATATAATTGATTTTCTCACTATTGACCAAAGAAAATATTGATAATTTATCTGAATTTAAATCTTCCTTGTGCATATTAATTGCAGTGACTTGACTATTGTAGTAGGTAGTATAATAATAGATTCCTTTATCCATATTACAACATGAAGAGTATATGGTGTACTCGTATTCTTCGTTTCCTACATCGCAAAGCCCTTTCTGTTGCTCTACAGATTTTAAAATATGGAAGAATTGACTTACACTTTCTTCTTCTGTTTTTTCGATAGCAGCATTCAATTTAGTAAAAGCTACTTTAACAAATCTAGAAGATGAAGATAAATCTCCAGGTAAGCCCATTCCTCCCATTCCTCTGCTGTAAGCATCCATATTTATTTTATTAGAGAAGTTATTATCAGGAGTTTTAGTTGATAAAGAACGATAATTGTTTAAATTAAAGAGTTGGAAATCGAAAGGTGGATTATTTGTAAGTACTCCAACCGGATTATCAAAGATTTTCAAACCTTTAGCTGTAGATTCTACAACGATTGTTTCTTTAGTGTCTGAAATCATCCAGTGTAAAGGCGATAAAGGAAATGAGTCATTAAAATTTAAATCAATTAAATTTAAATCAGCTAACAGTTCTCTAGCTTCTAAAATATTTTTACATTTACCAAGAAGAAAAGGGATAAATTCAAAGGGCGTTATATTTGTTTTATTGTCAACAGTTGGAAAATAATAAGCATTTTCTGGAAAATTTAATCCAGCCATACTTAACCCGTATTCATTTGTTGCATCATAATATAAAGGATATCCATCTTCCACAATCCCAATTCCTATCATGGCATAATGTGAAAATAAGTCACTTTCTTTTCTAAAAACAAACGGAAAATTTCTGGGAGTGACAATAACACGTTCATTGTAAGATATTTCAAAATCAAAATTACGACCAAAATAATGGTCAGATGAAGTGTATGTTAAAGCAGTACACATAGTATTTACCTCCGTAATATAATTGTATAATTCTATTTTAAAATTCTAAAAAAAAAAATCAAGAGATACAGTAAGAATTTTATAGTAATGTAATAATGAAGGATTTTATGGAAAAATATAGAGTTTCATATACTTAAATTCTATTATTCGATAATAAAAAAATATATATTGTGTGTATATGCGTATGGTTATTGGTATTAAACATTTGCTTATATTATAGTAGAATTCTATTCTTAGATAAATTGCAACATCTTCTGGAATTTTTAGTATACAATTCTATTTTACTCCCTTATTTTTGGTAAAGTTTATTATTATATTTAAGTTGTGTTAGAAAAATTTTCTATTTCTTTTTTAGGCTTTGGTAATCTCTTTCAACTTTCTCAAAGCTCCTTTTATATATTCTTAATCCAGGATAAGTTACTTTCTAAATTATGTATAACAAAAACTTTTCTCAAATCATTTTTTGTGTTAGTATGACATTGATAGTAAAATAAAAGGAAACCTGTAAATGAAAGATAGTAGCAAGATAAATGTATGGTATTTTATCCTTTGGATAATAATTGCTATAGGTGTATCAGTCGGAATATATTATTTTAATAGAACGTATTGGAGCTATACTATAAAAGTGGACAGAAAATTGTGTGTTATAATCTGTCTATTAAGACACAAAAATGAAAGGACTTTTATGTCAGGTTTTAAACGTTACGACGAGGAATTTAAGCAATCTCTCGTTAATCTCTACCAAACAGGTAAAACTCAATCCGAACTCTGTAAAGACTATGGTGTCTCCCCTTCTGCACTTGCAAAATGGATCAACCAGTACTCTCAAGTTCGTCTTGAAGATAATACAGTGTTGACGTTAAGTCAAGTTTTTAGAGTAACAAACGTAGAATTTTAATCTATTTACTCCAAACCTGGATATCCTTATGATAATGCTGTCACTGAGGCCTTTTTCAAGTACCTCAAACAACGGGAAATAAACAGAAGAACTTATCACTCCATTCAAGAAGTTCAACTCTCTTGCTTTGAATACATCGAACAGTTTTATAACAACTATAATCCTCATTCCGCAAACAATGGTTTAACTCCAAATCAGAAAGAAGAAAACTATTTTAAGAAAATATAGCTCATTTTGTGTCTAAATATTTGACATTAGTCCATAAACCATTTAATTGATTGAGTATATTTTCTTTTACCATTCAATACAGCACTAATATCTGTTGCAGCAAACTTGTAAGGAGAATTTTTAATATTTTCATAAGCCCAAATTATATCCTTGTTACTTTTTCCTTGCATCTCCATGAATTCCACAATTTTTAATCGTTGGGAATCAAAACTTTGTTCTACTTCTGACATTTTTATCCTTTCTCAAATTAAATATCCTGCTTTTGCAGTACGGGAAGTTGAGGAATCGAACCTCTTCGCCTTTCTTCCCTGTAGCAAGTGCCACGTATCATAACTCCATGATATAATATAAGCGACCAAACTAAAATTATATATAGGAGTTTTTTATGAATAAAATTAAAAAAACAAGTTTTTTACAATGGTTATTTTATTTACTGTTAATTTTCTTTTTGCTAATTACTTTTTTTATGATAACTTATTATTTCTCTACACTTTTACAAATAAAGTTACCTAATGAACCTGCAATTTCCGTAATTACTCAGATAGATTATTTCAATTTATTTAAAATTTTTATTTTTGTTGGGATTGTTTATTTTTTTCTGTTTTCACTTCCTGAAATGTTTATCTTGTTTAGGGTACGGAAGGCGGGAAGGAAACTTGAAGATTTGAATATTAGAGAGAAAAAAATAATTGAGACCCTCTTTAGAATATTATTAGGTTGCTATATCCCCACTGTTGCTCTGTTTGCTTTATCAATAAATCAATTTTCAGCCATCGTTGAAATTTCAGCTCTCTTTACCATCTTCATTTTCTTTTTCAACCTTGGAAAGATTAATAAATGAAGATAACGTTCTATTCACCATGAAATCTATACCAAGTATCAAAACTACAAGAGTAATAATTGCTTTAATCCAATCATAATTTGACATATAACCACTCTTTCCGCCCACTGGGCTTTTTTATTTTCTAAAGTTAGATAAAAAGTTAGATTATTAATATTTGCGCTTGACAAAATGTATGAATTCTAATACAATATAAGCATAATGAAAAGCCTTAATAGAAACATTCTAAACTGCCTGGAAGCTTGTTTGTGGTGTTTACAGTTAAGTTGTTTTTCTAATATTTTTTCTAACTTCTTACCTTACAAAATATATTGTATTAGAATTCATACATTTTGTCAAGAGATAAGTACGAAAATTAATATTTTATTTTTTGTTTTTTATTTAGAAAGCTTGATATGACTATATTTGAAAGAATTGATACTCTTGCAAAAAAGCAAGGAAAAACTGTTAAAGTAATAGCTAAAGAAGCTAATTTAAGCGAGAATGCCATTTACGCTTGGAAAAAAACTAAACCCAAAGCGGAAGATCTAGCTTTAGTAGCAGATAGACTACATACTACTATTGATTATCTGTTAGGACGTGAAGAAATGCCAGTAGTTAAAGAACCTATAGATCTTGCTGATTTAGTAGATGAAAATAAAGTTGATTGGGATGAGTGGGTGTCTTTTGATGGTAAACCGCTCACAGATGAAGTTAAAACAGCATTAAAACTTATTTTGGGTAAACGTCTTGAAGACTAATCGGGGGCTCTATGAACGAACAGGAACTAATAGAGCGTATAATACTTGAGATAGAAAAATATGGAATTGAAGTTATCGGGGACAACTCATTTCCTTTAGACGCTGTAACAAACAATAGAAAAAAGATAACAATTTTTAATCCCACTACGGTTAAAGCATTTAAACTATGCCATGAATTGATGCATATTAAAAATAATGATCCTTATCGTCTAGGTGAATGTGACACTACAAGCCCTCAAGAGAAACGAACTAATAAAGAAGCAATTCTTTTTCTTTGGGACATATTCATAACTGAGGGTGGAAGCTTTGATATTTTTCAAAGGTTTATTGAAATATCTGGATGTCCTTGTGATACTTCTTTTTCTCTTCTTTGTAAAGTTAATGAAAAAGTCATAAATGAATTAAAAAAAGAAGGTAACATCCAAAAAGACTTTAGTAAAATGTCACTAAAAGAATGTGTTATTGATTACATTTCGCATTTCGATGTTGTGGAACAAATCAACACTTATCAGTTTCTTGAAGCATACAATTTACCTTATGAAAATTATGATAGAGCAGTTGAACTTTTTAAGAATATGCTCAAGCTTGATTATGCTTGTTAATATAAAAATACGTGCGCTAATCACGATAAAAGGGTAAGGAGAAAAATTATGGGATTATTGGATAACCTCAACAAAGTAGCTGATAAAGCCTCAAAGGTTGCAGCTGACAAAATTTCTGATGTAACACAAAAAGTTGATGATACTGTTACCAGTGCGGATTCAGGAAATCTGCTTCAAGGAATGTTAGGGAATTACCAGAAGCAAAATATAGATTCAGTTACCTCAAAATGGTCTCATATGCTCATCGAAAATGAGCAGGTTATATCGGCATATAAACTTGTTCGTGATGAAATTGTAGTGACTAATCATCGTCTGCTATTTGTTGATGCACAAGGAGTTACCGGTCAAAAGAAAGCCATCACCCAAATTTTTCTTGATACTATTGTAGATGTGAAATTTACTGCTGCAGGATTTGGTTTTGATGATACTGACATCTACATTACTTATCTCACAAACCCTTATTATAAAGCGTACGAAACTTCTCTTTCTGTCCATCACTTTGAATTTCCAAAAAAACTTGATGTTTCAGATTTCTATAGATTTTTGGTTCAACTTTCTGTAGAAAATAGAATAAAAATTAATTCATAATAAACATAAACTTACCCAAAAGTTGTTACATAATACGTGCGCTAATCACGTTAAAAGGGCAAGGAGAAATTTTATGGAAAAATTGGAAGATTTATGGAAGAATACAAAATGGTTTAAACCATTAGTTTTTATTGTTTTGTTAGTTGTACTTTTTAAAATTTGGCCCTTAACGTTAATTGCTGGGCTTGTGGCTATTGTTTATGCGATTTATTCGTTTAATAAATCTAGAAAATCAATATCAACCAAAATTAAACCACTCACTTCATTTATTATTGCGATTGTACTTATCATTGTTGGTGTAGCCGGTGCGTCTGGATCAGATACACCATCAGATGAAGCAGATTCTGACTCATCAACTAAAACTACTCAGTCAAGCAAAACTATACAATCATCTAATTCTAAAGAGGAAAAGAAAATCATAACTCTGAAAGTACCAAAGTCAGTCACTGCTAGCAGTTCAGGTACAGCAATAATTGAAGGTACAACTTTGCCAAATACCGATGTAAGAATTGGCATGGGAATTATTGGAGATTCTGTTACTTCTGACGGAAAAGGTAAATTTAGTTTAAGTTATGATATGACAAATGATTCTGACGAAGTAATTGAGATTACAGCACAAGACGGCTCTGATAATGTTACGGAAAAAGTAACAATAAAACAAAATGAAGAAATAAAAAAGAAAAAAGCTGAAGAGGATGCGGCTAAGAAAGCCAAAGAAAAAGCTGAAGCTGAAGCAAAAGCTGCCGAAGCCGCTTTACCTATAGAATACAAAAATGCACTGAGAAAATCAAAAGCATATTCAGATACAATGCATATGTCTAAAGCAGGTATTTATGACCAACTAACTTCGTCTTATGGAGAAGGGTTTACAGCTGAAGCAGCTCAATATGCTATAGATAATCTAAAAGCAGATTATAATAAGAACGCTTTAGAAAAGGCTAAAAATTATCAAGAAACAATGTCTATGTCTAGAGATTCAATTTATGATCAACTTATTTCCGAATATGGTGAAAAATTCACTCCTGAGGAAGCACAATACGCAATAAATAATCTACCAGCATAACAAAAAGCCGCCCAAGTTTGGCGACTGTGGGGCGACTTTAATCAATATGTATTTGAAAAATCACGATTTTCGTGAAGTTTTCTTGTACTCTATTTTACAGGAAAAAGGAGTAAAAATCAATTATGGCCAGGTACGTTAAACGAGGAAAAGTATGGCAATATGAAATATCATACAAAGATAATTATGGTACATTCAATAAAATAAGGAAATCTGGTTTTAAGACCAAAGGTGAAGCGATAGCCGAAGCTGGAGATATTGAATCGAGATTAAAACAAGGTTTTAAAGTTAACACAAAAAATAAGTCATTAGTAACTGCATTCACTGAATGGATCAAGGTTTTTAAAAAAGGTAAAATACAGGATTCCACATATGGAACTTATTTATCAACTTTAGCATATTTAAACAAATATTTACCAAATGCTACAGTAAAAAACATTGATAGAATTTCATATCAATATGCGATTAACGAAATGGGAAAAGAATTATCAAGCGGAACAATAAAAAACTTTAACCGTCAAATTCGCTCATGCATAAAGTTTCTAGTATCTGAAGGAGTAATTCAATATGATTTCACTCAAGGAGTTGCGATCAAAGGGAGAGGTAAGGATACAGGCAATTGGGTAAAATATTTGGATTTTGATGAATTTGAAAAACTTGTTAGTACTCTCCAAAAAGAAATGAGTCCAATAAATGTATTTTCCATTATGTGTTATATTGGCGCAATGACAGGAATGAGGTACAGCGAAGTAGCTGGCTTGACTTGGGACAATATAGATTTCACCAACAACAAAATAAAAGTAGATAAAGCTTGGAGAAACGATAAAAAAGATTTTGAGCCCACAAAAAATAAAAGTTCTGTTAGAGAAATTACTATAGACGGAACTTTTAAAATGTTATTATATAGATATAAAAATAGACAAAACAAAGTATTTAGTGAACTCGAGGTTACTAATCCACTCAACCTAGTCTGTTGGCATCCCAAAAGAGGAATTATAGAAAATGCCGTCGTTAATAAAGAACTTGCGCAAATTTGTCAAAGGGCTGGGCTAGAAAATAGAATAACAACACACGGATTAAGGCACACACATGCTTCCGTTTTAATTTATAAATCAGTAAATATTATGACTATTTCTAAAAGGCTTGGGCATGCTAATATTTCCATAACACTTGATACATATTCACATATAATCAAGGAACTTGAAAAAGCGGAAGACAAAAAAGTTATTGATATTTTTAGCAAAATAAATAGAAAAAAATAA